TACATGGTAGCCCGTGTTACCTTCACCGCCAAACAAACCTGGCGCTGTGACCGCGCTAGTGCTGAAAGGTGAAGCAATACGCTGACCAGTTTCTTTGTTGCCCAATAGACTTGAGGTAGTGATTGGCGCTGTGTAAACAGTCTGAGTGCCATATTCACCGCTAACGTCTTGAGCCGTAACTTTGCTTGGGTCAACAATGTTCCCTTGCAAATCAACATATTGACCACGGCCGTTCAAATTGACTTGGGTGTCATAAGGCACATCCACCATGCCAAGTTGACCAATATCTGTGATGCCAGATGTGGCCAGATTTTCAGCCATCTTAGCAGCCGCGGCAGGGCTTACTCCACTTGCCGCAATCTGTTGGGCTAACTTTTGCCGTGCATTAAGAACAGGATTGACAGGGCCTGCGCCAATATCAAATCCAGCCTCACCATCACCAGACATATATGAATTAGGGTCGAATCGCATTACAAATCCTTAAACATTGTAATAAGGGACTTTAAATGGCTTACCATTCACAGTCACGTTGATAAAGCCAACAGGATTTGCAGGCAAAGTTCCAGACCCAGCGGTGGCCGTTGCGCTACTACTGAAGTTTACCAAATTTAGGAAGAATTGTTGCCATGCCCGTGTAGGTCTTTTTGTCATTGGCTCTAAAAATTCTGACTGTGGGTAAGGGTTGATCTGCTGTGAGGAGGAAATTCCTGTGGCCATTAATTCTCTCCTTGACTAGCTTTAAGGTTAGCGGACACAATCACCGCGTTTACGGGGTCGCTGATTGACACTTCGTAAATTCTGTCACGAGCAGTCCCTAAACGTCTCCAAATGGCACGATTGCGGTACTTTCCTAGCTGTCCAATGCTCACCCAATACTCACGCGACCAAGTCGATCCACCATCATTTGACCAACGAAGCATGGCTTGAGGGTTAGTCGTGGTGGGTGAATTCTGAGTAATCTTGTCACCAAGGATATATACGGCATCAGGGCCAATCGTAAAAGTCGCAGTCGATCCGATGTAGTAAGTCGAGCCAATGTAGATTTCGTTGTTGAAATAAACCTCAGTCGATAAACCCGTAGTGCCAACGCCAGGTTGAAACTGAATCTGCAACTCATCAAAATACTGTCTCTGAAGGTCAGTCACCAAGTGAGGGGCGCGTCTTAGCCTACGGATAGTCTGGCCATCATCCGTGAAGTTGGTGCGGTCAAGCATATAAATCTTGCCGTTGTCGTAGTCTCCGACCAAAACCATGCCCTGAAACAATGTGCAACAGTTCCCGCGGTGTCGCTGATAAACGCCTTGGTCGTTCAGATAAAGCCATTTATGCCACATCTGAGTGGCAACGTCATAAACCCATGTAAGGTTTAAAGAAGGGAATGTCACCACATAACATTCGTGACCCTCAAGCTGATATGTCCATGCAATCGCATCAGAAATGTTTTGGTTTGCCAAAGTATTCTCTACAGCGTGAGTGGAAATCCTCTCAGGGATATAACCATTCATCTGCATGATCTGTGCTTGACCACGAGAATTGCGTGAGACGTAAGCAAACGAATTACCGAGACGCGACAAAGAAAACTGTGCGCCTATGCCGTGTTGGGTAGAAGTGCCAGGGATTCTCTGAAACGGAAACGGCACAGCGCCCACATCTGTCCACACCTCAGATGAAGCCTCACCCATCAAATAAACTTCGCGGTGGTCAACAATCAAGGCCACCAATTTATCGGGCGCAGCGTCTTTTAGGGCATAACTGACAGAACTTGAAACAGGGCTTAAAAGGTCAGATGCGCCCCACTCTTGAGTGCCAGGGTCGTTGTAAACAAAGTAATTGTCCACAATGTCAATTGTATTTCCACCGCTAAACGCTCCGTCTGACGATGGCAAAACAGAAAATGACAACGCATAAAGTGTTCTTGAGGCAATTGATTGAGTGGCGCTGATTGTGTAAGTACCCGCGCCACCAGTTCCTGTTCCCAAAGCCGTGATAATCAGATTGGCAGAAACACCCGTACCGATGATTGTCTGGCCAACATAAAGAGTGCCACTTGTCACCGCAGTCACAGTTAACGTTGTGCCTGACATTGAACCAGTAAACAAACATCCCACAGTAGCCGTATTAAGCTGTTCAGCGGCCACAGTTTGCGATAAATTGACTGTGTATGTACCAACCCCGCCCGTACCCGTTCCAAGGGCTGTGATGACTGTTTCAGGGGTTATGCCGATTCCATAAACAGATTGCCCCGCGGCCAACACTCCGCTACTGACCTGAGTCACAGTTAAAGTTGTACCGCTAATTGAGCCTGTGAAAATCGCTGTGGAGGGATTAGAAATTCTCCATGTATAGCGATAAGCACCATCCACAATGTTGACGTTGATGCCGTTGTCAGATATGCCCACGCGACCTGAATTTGAGTTAAGCAGTCCGACAACAGATGGTGTCAGGTTAGAGCTGAGAACATAGACATAGGGCCCGCAAACGGCAATCATTTGCTGACCGCCCGACAAGGTGCGAACACCGCGGACTTCTTGGGCGTTTGAGAAAACTACTTTTGTGGTAAGACCTGGCGTTGGGTAAAGCGCAACCACCCCGCGATTGCCGCCTTGTTTTAAAGGGTCAATCTCAGGGAAGAAGTTAATACACTCTTGCGATTCTTGATAAATCGAAGGTGCTTCGTAACTTGGGCCGACAAAACCAAAATCTGCCATTATTTATCCTTAACGCAGGAAGCCACCCGAAAGAATCCAGCCAGCATCTTTTGCACGACCCACAAGCAACGCATCCGCATATTGAGCAACTTGTAGCGGCCCCATGTTTTTGCGCTTGAGTGTGGCTTTACCTTGCCCTGCAAACTTCTGAATCATCGCTATTTGCGTTGGTGAGGCTTTGCCGTACATGGGCATCAATCGCTCTGCCAAACACCACCTGATGGCCATTGAGTAACCTTGTGGCAAAACAATCGGAGTGTTCAGGCTTTCATAACGACTGAAAATCGTATCGGCAAACAAGTGCATTTCACCTTGCGATGGATTTGGCCACACGAAAAGGTTGCCTGAGTCTTCACCAGGGTTAAAGTACACCGCTTTTGGCCAAGGGCCGTTCAGCGTCTTTAAACCGATTAATTCGTATTCCTGAAGCGTTAAAACTGACACAGGATAGTCAAGGCCACCATTGGTGATGGGCTGGCCATTTGAGTAAGTGTTAATCCTGACAAACGCTGAGTTCAGGTTTAAAGGCTTTTGGTAGTAAGCGGTAATCGCTGTAGAACCAATTGTTTGGTAAGTGTTTAATTGGTATGTACCAACTTCATTTACGTTACCGCCTGCGCCTGTCAGGAATTGAGTAATCTTTGTTCCCGCAGCGATGCCAGTTCCACTCAAAGTCTGACCTTGAGCAATCGCGCCTGACGTAATTCCTGTGACAGTTAAGACGTTACCCGTAATTGAGCCTGTAAAAGCCGCGCCAATAAAGTTTGCGGTGCTTGGATTAGGGCCAATCGTGTATTGGGTCTGACCTGAAATGATCGGAAAAATGATTTCTGTAAAGTTAAACACCATCATTTCTTCGTTTGACCATTGATCGAGCATGTCGTTCAGCATATCAAATGCGTCTTGAGCCGCTTCAGGCGTTGGTGTTTCGCCAGCTTCCAAAGCGCCAATATCTTTTAGCGCCCTGGAAACAATGTCAATTGGCATTACCATGATTTGTCCTTAAACAGTAAAAGTGCCAGGCATCCACGGAAGTCCTGAACGCTGTGGGTTTTTAAGCGCATTTAGCTGCTTTTCTAGGTTAGATTTTATGCTACTTACCCCGTCAACGATAGAGGCATCCTCAATCCATTGCACAATCATTTCCTTGGTCACTTGGTCGTATGGCGTCACCATAGTCGGAGAGTCAAACACCCAATGTCCTTCAGACGCAATTGAGTATTGATCGTCATTTAAAGTGACTTTGTAACTAGCAGACAAAATCAGGCCATCGAGTGATGGCGCATCCATAATGTCCCAAACGTAATTCATGCTGAAGCCCAAGGCGTACCAGTAGCCTTAACAGGATTCTTCAGCAACTCAATCTGAGCCGCCAAAGATGCCTCTGTAGCTGTCTTGTCAACAGCGTTCCACACCCATTCCAAAACAGTAGCTTCTGTCAGGTTTGCGTAGGGTACGGCAGGAGTGCCTTCAGGCCATGAGACTGTTGCGTAGGCAGAGGCAGAGTGTTCTCCGTCGACTGCGGTTGCTGTCCAATGAGCAGTTGTGACAAAGCCTGTATCTACGTCACGATCAAGGGTTGAGATTTTCCAAGTGGTAGTCATAATTTTCCTTTAAGCGATGCCAGCGTCTGCTAGGCGTTTACGAAGTGATTGAATTTCCTTGACCAACATTGGCACAAGTTTGGAGTAGTCAACAGCCATCATTTCTTCTGCGTCTGCGGGTTGATATACGGCTTCTGGCGCAACAGTCACAAGTTCTTGGGCAATAAAACCTGCTCGTTGGTGTGACCCATTGGATTTCCAATCAAATTCACGAACTTGAATTGAATCAATCACATTTCCAAATTCTTGAGCATTAACAATGTTTTCTTTTAATCGTTGGTCAGAAGTTGCGTTATAAAGAGTTGCTGTCCCGTTGTAAGAAATTGTTCCTGCTGTAGTGCCACCGCTATAAAAACGAACAAATTCAACAGAACCACCATTTGATGCATTTACACCCAATGGGAAGTTTGGAGCGTTCAGCATCAGAATGTTTAAGTTGCTTGCATTAGCACCTTGAATACTTCCTGCACCAGATGAATTGCTTCCATTTACAGTCAGTTTTCCTGCGGCTGTCGTAGTCCCCACCAGCAAGTTACCGCTTGAGTCTATACGGGCGCGTTCTGTCATTGCACCGCCACCCGAACTAGTCCTGAACATTATTTGTCCAGAATATGAAGCACCAGCAACTGAATCTAAATAAGTGTCAACAGTCGGGTAATTGTAAGCGCAACTTAGTCTAGCGGCATAGGCAGTACCACTACCATTAGAAGCAATCACTTGACCATTGCCAACCAAAATGTTTCCCGCACCTGCATCTGTGGTTGTGCCAATAGATAAACCACCACTTGCCGCCAGAGTCATAGCCTGAGTAAAGGTAACCGCACTACCCGCCGCCGCCGTGCCAGCCGTAGACCAAACGTGCTTTCCAGTATATTGGGCGTATTCGGTAGCGTATCCTGTGCTAATTCTTTTTAAAGAGCCATCATAGTAATAGTTGTTACCAATGTACCAATCATCAGATGCTGAGTTTGCCCACCAAACTGCTGTTTTTCCAACTTGAAGTGCTTTATATGCACTTTGCCAAGCACTAGGAGTAACTCCCAAGCCTAGATTAGCCCCATCAAACACTAGCGCAGAACCGCTTGTAGGCTGACCGCTTCCGTTGACATAAGCAACACCATTGCTTGTCAAACTTGAGAACGCGCCCATAGTGCCACTTACGGCAGGCACATTGATCGTGAAAGTAGACGCTGTGTTCGGGCCAGTCAGGTTAACTTGACCACCGAGTGTTGCTTGAAAGACTAAAGTTCCCATGATGTTTCCTTATGGAGCAATGACAAGTTGTGAGGCCGTCAAAGCCCCTGTGCTTGGGTTAAATTGAAGTTTAGTTGACGATGTTTTTAAAGGCAAATTACCCGAAGTTGACGTTACCCAAGTTGGATAAACCACAGCCGCGGTCGTTGTGTCGTCAGTTATCGCTGTATTCGTTGCATTAGTTGCGGTGGTTGCTGTCGTTGCCGTACTAGCATTACCCGTCAAAGCCCCTACAAAGGTCGTAGAAGTCACAGAAGTCAGTCCCGCTATGGTTGTGACAGTACCGCCTAAAGAAACGCTTGTAGAGCCGATTGTGATGCTTGAATTAACTAATGCACCATTAGGGATGCTTGTCAGATTAGCACCCGATCCGCTAAAACCTGTGGCAGTCAATAAACCCGTTGAGGGGTTAAATTGGTATTTAGTCGAGGAAACATATTCCGTGGCCAAATTGCCCGATGTGGCTGCGGCAAACAATGGATAACGTGTCGCATTAGTGGTCGTGTCATCTGTGACAGTCGCATAAGCGGTGGGTGTTGACCAAGAAGGCGCTGAAGTGCCGTTTGAGGTTAAAACCTGACCCGAAGTGCCATTAGAAATAAACGATGTAGCGCCCGATCCTGTTTGGTAAGGAATCTGACTTGCCGCACCACCCGCTAGATTGGTTGCTGTAGTCGCAGAACTTACCGCCAAAGTCGCGGGATTAGTCCATGTTGGAGTTGCCGCGCCATTTGTGGTCAGCAAATAACCCGCTGTTCCCGATGCCAAATAAGCCGTTACACCTACCGCAGACTGATAAGGGAAAGAATAAGCCGTTCCCGCAGACAAATTAGTCGCATTGGTTGCGTTTGTTGCGTTTGTTGCCGATGCCACCGCACCACTCACAATTGACCCCAAAATGGAAGTGAGCCACGTTGGGTTTGAGTAAGAACCCGTGGAATAAAGCCCATTTGTCACAGTTGCGGCATTACCTGAAATGCTAATACCCCATGTGCCTGATGCGTTTGTTCCTGTTGTTGAAGGTGCGCCAATGGTGTTATAGCTGACAGTTAACGCAGATGAACCATTGAATGTTGATCCTGTTACACCACCCGCACCACCATTGTTAAATGTGACGCTGTTTGTCACGCTTCCCGCTGTGGTTGCACTTGCCGCGCTTCCACCAATAGACAAACCACTGGCCGTGCCTGTTAAACCCGTGCCAGGGCCGCTAAACTGAGACGATGCTGTGATAGTGCTACCGCCTACAGTTGAGCCGCTTATGGGCGTTCCTGTGATTGAACCGCCCGTAATAGACACATTATTGGCGTTTTGCGTAGACATTGTTCCCAAGCCTGAGACTTGAGTGTTTGCGATAGCGATGTTTGTGTCTGCTAAGGCGGTCAATTGACCTTGTGCGTTGACTGTGGCCGTCAGAGTCTTTGATGCCGACCCCACCGATGCGGCCGTAACGCCTGTATTTGTGATTGAGAACGTGTTTGAGGTAAGCGTTAAGCCTGTACCAGCGTAATACGTTCCGTTGCCTGAAAACTGCACAAAAGTAATCGGAGTGACGTTAATCGTGCCTGTGTCGCTAGAGGTAGAAACCCATGCAGTCTGCGCTTGGCCACCATTTAGGATGACAGTGTATGCGCCTGGCACTTCTGCCCAAACATCCATATCCGCTGATCGAGTCCATGCGCTTGCAGATGCGTTGTAAATGCCGTTCTGTGACGATGTGCCTTGATTCTTTACAAGAACCCTATCACCCGCCAAGGTTGTATATCCGTCAATTGTCTGTAAACCTGACAACGTAATCGAAACGGATGTGCCGCATTTAACCGCTTGCTTGGGGCTTAAACCTTGGGCAATTTGGTCAACATAAAACTTATTGGCAATGTCTGTGTTGCCAGTCGGAGAAGTCGTAATCTGACCCGTTGTGGTCAAAATATTTGTAAACGTACCCGTAGAAGGTGTGATGCCGCCAATAACGCTACTATCAATTGTGCTTGCCGTAATGCTCAATCCAGACTGCTGAGGATTGATATTAGGGTAGAACGGAGTTCCAGCAGGGCCGATGAGACTGACCAACGTAAATGTTGGCTGTGGCCCAAAGATGCCCTGAACAGGAACTATGTTGATCGTAGAGGTACTGGCGGCATTGGTCATTACGATTGATCCACAGCGGGAGTCAAGTAAACGAGGCTAGGGCCGGCAGCAGAGCCGA